TAGATAATCAAGGAAATATCTACTCCATTCTTCCCCTCCTGTCATTGCAACATTCATAACCTTGAAAGCTCTAACAGCTAAATGTTCCAAATCCGTTGATGCTCCCCCGCTGCCATCAAAACTCATATTTCCTATACCAGTACCAACATCTATTATAACAATTCTAGTAGCATGAGGTTTTACAGTTAAACCAACATTAATTGCCGCTAAGATTGCATCATTAGCATATTGCCCACCATCACTATAATAATGTCCATTGAAATTATGTGCAGGTAAATAAACAGGTGCAGCACTTGAAGCTCTACAGACATTAACTATAGTTTCGTTTCTTCCTATAAAATATGCTGGATCATTGAAATTGGAAAATACTACATACCTGCTCATATCTTCCTCATAAGCAGGTACAACAATAGGAGTCTTTAAATTAGCCAAGGTATTTGTGCCAAAATTATCTACAAGAACTTGCTGAAGTATATTACTCCCATAGTTTGAATCTTCATAAGCAGATTGATAAAACGAATCATTAGTTGCAAACATAAAAGCTTTTTGAGCAAGGTTTGGTCTATTTGAATCTTCGCTTGCATTATGGCTACCTGTTGCAACATCTGCCGCTGTTCTAATTGTAAATATACGTTTTGCATAAGTAGTAAAAAAGCTCTCCATATAATCAGGAGTTTTTTCAAAAGAATAACCGGAAGCAAGTATCGCCCCAATACTTGTTCCGCACATAACATCTATATATTTCCAGAAATCAGCTTGCGGTATTCCCCATTGATGTAAGAACTTCTGCATAAAACGATTAGAGCCGTAACCCTTAGTACCACCTCCACAAAAAGAAAATATCCTTAGTGTATTTGTATCCATAATAATATTGTCAAAAAGGAGTTTCTTTTAATATGTTATAATTTACTTCACAATCAAATATCTGTGTAGGAGTATCTGAAAAACATATTAATTTATCTTTTATTTCAGGACTAGTTTGATAATATAATTTAAGTCCTTCCAATTCCAACTTTTTTAATAAATCAACAGTCTGATAACCTTTTACTTCCAGGTATTTTGTATAATTCATTGTTATATCTAAAGAAGAAGTTCTAATCTTCTGTAAATTTATACGTATAGTTTCAGATTTAAGATTAAAAATCATGATATTATCTATAACAACAATATGAGGTATAGTATTTACACCTGTTTCAACAATAATAGTAGATGTTTTATTTAATCCAGCAAATACATTGCTTTTTTCATCAATAAATACTCCCATACATTATACTTCCTCTCCGGGTATAAATGGTCGAGAGTTATGCAAAGGCGTAGGATCCTTTTTTATTAACGGCGGTCTTCCTTGATCGTTTGGTATATCAAGAAACTCTTTAGCAACCATACTACCGTTCCAAACTTTTTTATTCCCATACCATTCGTATTGTTTATACACCTTATCAACCATAAAACCGCTGCGAGAGCATAAATAACGCCTTTCATCTAACATCGTATTTACTCAAATCATATGATACTGTTATATCTACATGTTCCATATCCATTGCAGTTGCTTCACTAAAATCCTGATCATAAGCCATTTTAAAGGTTTCTGCCATTTCAGGTTTATACTTAATAGACAATCTCCATGTAAGACCTGAAACTAATGCAGGATACATTTTAGCCGGAATAGAAGGTGTATTAAAAAATTTACCTGCATCATACATTGTTTTAATACAAGAATATCTTAAAACCTGAAAATAATTACTTGGACTTTGGTATAAATATAGTTTAGGCGTTAAATTCTTGGAATAAAAATAACAGGTAGGACGTGATACAATATTCTTATTACTGAAAGATTCATAAGTATCCTCACTAACAGAAGTTATTTCAGTATCAATAATATTATTACAAAAATATATCTCTTCTAAATCAAGCGTAAAACCGCCTGTTTCTCTAATTCTATAAGCTCTAGCATTAATAGGAGTAATAATATCAAACCATGCAACAGTATTAGCAACATACGGATGTGTCGCAGGAAAAGTAAAGACATTAAACCAAGTAGCCGTATCTTGTGATGCTTCTAAAACTAAACTATATGGACGATTGGAAACATAACTCTGAATGCCGATAAAGTTAAGTCTGGCAGTTTTACCTATACCATAATCATAAGAAATATTACCATTCTGAACATTCTGTGTACATCTAGTACCTATATCACTATCAAAAGCAAGAGTTGCATCTCCTCCTCCACCACCGTCATAAGTATCTGCATTATTAGATTGAGGAATACCTCCTAAGACTCTTGTAAAATTACGTAAATGAATGCTCCTTATATCCAAAACGGAAGGTTCAATATCATAGACAGATTGACCTGTATTTAAAGATAAATATGACTTATTTATTGTCCATAAATTAATACTTTTATTCATCCACTCAAGAAGAATAAAATCCATACTTCTTTTTGCAGAATTTATATAAACAGGTGTTAATTGATCTCCAGGTATACCTATTCTTTCAAAACTTTCCAGAATAAGTTCATCGTTTTCAAGTGATTGAAATTCGTATGTACCTGATACTTGAGCCATAATTAATATATAGAAATAACATTTATACTTTAACTAATAAAATATATTAATTAAAGTATAAATGTTTTTAGAGATTACTTTTTTTTGCTTGTAGATTTAGCGGTATCTTTAGACATATCCTTTTTAGGTTTGTCTTTTTTATTGCCACACATAACATTAGCAATAGGTCTACTATGACTTGCCATAATTAACCTCCTATACCATTAAACCATAAACAGAACGCCAGTCAGTAGCATCAAAACTATATCTTTCAAAAGCTGAAAACCAGTTTGTATGAGAATGCTGATCAACCCATTCCATGTTTTGAATTTTTTCACGTTCATAATGAATCAATCCTTTAACATCGGTAATAATAGCCGCAAAGTTCTCATTAGTTAAATAACTATCAACAACATATCCTTTAGGGAAAATACTATTATGATAAATAGCGTTAATATCATTAACCCCAGCTAAAGCATTATTATTAGCTGTACCGACAGATGCTCTATACTGGCTATTTGTTAAAATAGTAGCAGCAGTTTCATTAGCAGTACCAACAACTAATAATTGTGGTTTAACAGAAGCAGGAATACCGGATAACTGTTTAAATCCTCTGATATCCTTGACACCTTGTTGTATGCCGACTTCACTTAAAGCAACACCGGCATAGTTGGAATTGGTAACACCATTATCAAGAGGATGAGCAGTATTAAATAGAGTAACACCATCAGTAGTTGTAATAACGGTATTACCAAGATTTAAAACGTTCATGGCTTCTTGAGTTCTAGTAGCACGTAAGGACGCACCAAGAGCTGCAAGTCTATCAGGAAACTGTGTTTTATACAGATTATCCTTAATAGCCTCACGAGAAATAGGGAAGCTTAACCCATAAGTATTATGTCTAACAGTTTTCTGATTACGGGTAGACATAGTATCTTGAGCCATAGGTACACCTTCTTCTTTTCTTCTGGCAAATCCAAGATATCTAATCTCCTGAATAATTTCAAAAGCATGTTCAGAAGGTTTAGTTTGGAATATTTGTTTCCAATTTTCAGGTAATTGATCGTATTTGCCGATAAATCCATCGATCAGCGGCCGCATTAACTGAAATATAGAAGCGGAATTAATCATATATTTTTACCTCTTTATTTAATTATTAAGCCGCAGGTGTAACACTTACAGAACCAGCTTTAAATACATGATTATTAATAACCCCAGTAACACGAAGGAAAGGAGTATTAAAATATGTACCGACAGTACCATCAGCAGGTTGACCGAAAGAATCAGGAATATTTTTAGGATCATCACTAAAACCAAGAACTTTAAATGGCATAACAGCTGTTCTATCATATTCATTTCTACCATCAGCAACAGACGGGTTAGCCGAAGTTCCTGCTATAGAAGGACAACCATAAAATGTTGATACTCCCCAAGGATTTCTTGCAATATTGTTAGTACCATAATTAGCTACAAGAGGGTTATCAGCATAACCGGCTACAACAGCTCCAGCGCCGTCCCATTTAGTAACAGTAGTCAATGAACCTGATCCACCGTTATTACCGGCAGCAGGACCTCTACCTGTAAGAAGCATGATATTAGCGCCGATTATTGCACTATTAGCTACTGTTGGGTTAGCCACAGCATTTCCTGTATTAGGCCATGCAGCATCTTGAAGCTGCATAGAAGGTAGAACAAGAAATAGTCCGGGGTTTGCCGCATCAGAACCTAAATATGTACTTAATTGAAGTTCCCAGATAATATCCGGATCATCATAAATAACAGCTTCTACTTTTGATGTAGCAGCAGTACCTGTTGCCCAGTATTCCTGTTCAACAAAAGTTCCGCTCGCATCCTTGAATTTACAACCCATAAATACACCGACAATAGGTGAATTAGTTGTAATAGTTGTTCTATTAGTTGCTGCTCCGAGTGTAACAGTCGGATTATAACGAGTAATAACAGTTTCTCTACCTTTGAAATATTGACCTACAGCACTTGAGGCTATACTTCCTTGAATGACTACAGGATCTCCTTTATTTAAAGTAGTACCTGCAATAGTATCAATAACATATTTACCTCTGGCTAGAGAAATATTACTTGCTCCACCCATTAAATGTCCTATAGGTTTTAATCCAAAAGGAGAATTTTGTCCGTATGACATATATCTTAACCTTTATTAATTAATATTAAATTATAGAAAACTTAAACGTATATTGAACGTTTTATTTAAAGACTTTTTATAGAGACTAAAGTGTAACTCAAAACTTTTTTATAGAGATTAAAGATAACTCAAAACCGCTAAGGGTAAATCAATAGTTATTATATTAATTGATTTTGATTTAGTCAATTATTAACTTTATGTTAAAGAATATACTATTACTGTAACACCTTCAGGAAAATCCTGTATCATCTCTCCGGATGAATTGATTACAACAATAGTTACAGAAGTTGTAGTTCTGATTATATCCTGACCGATTCTAGGAACTAGCGGGGTTTGTGAATTATTATTAGAACATGTAATTTCTACTCCATATTCTGTTGATCCCATAGGAGTTGTAAAATTTATAGTATATTGACCATTGGAATTATTATAGGTAACAGAAGAAACATTAACGGCAGAAGTAAGAGATATAGTACCTGAAGTATTAGTAAATCTACACCAACTCTTAGCTACGTTAGGAGCAATATACGCTCCAAGTATGGTAATATTGTTTATATTACTTAAATTCCTGTTCTTATCAACTAGTATACCATTAATATTTGCTCTTGAAGTAGCCCCATTGGAAGTAAGCAATAAATCATTATTTATGTTTGTATTGGTAATTGTATTACCGTTTATTTTAACATTACCGGATGTTATCTCTGTTAATGTTATACTTGAATCCAGTTTTACAATAATAACAGATCCGGCAGAACCGTCATAATTTTCAACAGTAATATTATTATCGCCTACTATAGAACCGGTAGACCAGATATCCGGCTTATTCCTATCCAGTAATAATACTCCCGGTTCTATATTATTAAGAGTTTTCAATTTGGCTATCAGATTATCAAGAGATAGATCAACTTCCCCTCCGGGATTGGATACAGGACTGCCGGTAATATTAACGGAATTATCTAAACTCTTTATTTCTAGATTACTTATTCCGCTTTGACCGTCTCCGGTTTTTATTACTCTCCAACTACCGTTACTTGTTGTAACATCATAAACATAGAATGTTTTAAATTCACCTACTGCAACAGTATCAAGAAGTGTTATTTTATCATGTAAAACAATTTTAAAAGAATTAGTTCCGACATTATTGAATGAAACAGAGAATCCAGGAGTAGTTTCAGAAGCATCAGGAAGAATAATATCTAAATCAGGAATTGTTGCAGTAGTATCAAATACGTCAGTAATAGCTATATTCCCTTGAGTTACAGAATACGGATAATCAAGCTGGATATCCGTATTTATAGTTAATTGCTTACAATTTGAAACCGAAGGGAAATACGCCATATTAATTATTTTTTAATACATTAAGAGTAGGATTACCGCTATCATAATTAAAACTATCTGCCATCTCAACACTTTTCCTTGCAATATCGGCTCTAGCATATTTTTCCTGTTCGTGTTTTTCTATCTCTCTTTTCATAAGGATAAGATCACCATGACAGATATACTTCTGTGCTATTGGATCAGGATTATAAACTTCATATATTTCAAGATTATATTTATCTGTTATTCTTGATTTATCTATCGGTTTCCAACCTCTTGATATAGCAAAAGAATATGCAGAATCTTGTTTATCTCTTAATTTATATCTCTGCCATTCATAAACAAATCCCGGTTCTGCTACAATAGCTTTAATAGCTTCAAGAGGATTTGACATATCAATACCGACTAAACGATTACTTTCAAATTCGTGTTCCATATTTTCACTTTCCATAGTCTGCATATGTTTAGCTTTATTTATCTTCATAATATACCTATTTTATTTTGAATTTTTTAATTTACTTTTCAAATATTCGGCTTCAGTTAAACCAAGTTGCTGATACGCAGCTCTCTCCCATGGTTCAATAGTAACAGAATCGCCGCTTTTAGTCGCCATATTACTTCTTACTCCGCTAGC